CTGGTATATTTGATGCAGGCAATGCTGTGAAAATGTTACCACTACCAGATGCTGCACTAGGCTCAGTGCCAGTTACTGAAGGCACGTTTGGCTATGGTTCAGATAGAAAAAGTGTAGCAGTCTATAACGGCTCAACTTTCATCACATTACCTAGTTTTGTTGCAGTACCGGCTAGCAAGACTGCATCAGGCAAACAAGGCCAAGTTTCAGCAGATGTAAATTACTTCTACATATGTTATAGCACCAACAATTGGATAAGAGTGGCCAAAGACGCTACTTGGTGATTTTAAAAATAATTTAACCAAGCTGCCCTAGTAATAAATATCGTATTACTAGGGCAGTCTTATGACAGAAGAAGAAATTTTCCGAATGAAGAAAATCTGGCGAGGAAGTGAAATTCCTGTAGCTGATTATCTAATGAGTTTCCAAGAAGCATTAAGAAATGAATTCATGGAGGGGTGTTCTTCAGTTGAAGAAGCATGTTTAAAATATGCTACAGATGCATTAGACTTGCGAATGTTCGGAGTTCCTTTAGAAGAAACTATTAAAGGTATAGAATCAAAAGATCTAGTTAGTGGAGAATTTAAAAGAAACATTGGTGGCTGGAAGAATGTGCAATTTAAATATGGCCGCCACGATGATATGATTGATGTTGAGTTTAATAGATCACCAAACGATCGTATAGCCAAACGATATCCCACAGCATACAAACTTGTACAAGAATATGGAGAATTTTGCCCCATAGCCAGTTACAGCATTCTAGCACCGCAAACAGTTTTACACAGACATACCGGTCCTGAAAATCGAACAGGCAAGTATATAAGAATACACATACCGTTGATTGTACCCGAAGGTGATTTATTTTTAGAAGCCAGTGGTGAAGAAGTAACATGGGATGATATTTGGGGATTTAATAATCAACATTCCCATAGTGCATATAATAACTCAGATGAATGGCGTGTTATATTCATGATTGATTTAGACATGGAACATATAGAGATGATTCCTTGCGCACCATTTAATCCAGAAATAGATTTAAGTTCTAGACAACCGCGTTATAACAGAACATATTACGATACATTACGAAATCAATACGGGGCAACTCAATGAAATACATGCCTAATGAACGTGCCTTAGAAACTCGTGAGAAAGAAAAGTCTGATTCAAAGTTACGTGATCATCTTAGTTTTCAACGAAAATTTCAAATAGAAAAAATGTTCAATAACAATCCAAAAGTTTTTGAGTTGGAACAGAAATATGGAAAATATTTGTTAGTGCCGTTGGCATTGCCGTTATTCGAAGTTCCAGATCCTGATCATTTCATGCATTGGTGGAAAAAACATGCAATACTTCCCGTTAAGCAACACGGGGATTATGTTGCTCCAGGAACTGGGTACTCCCCATTTGAGTCTATCGATCTCGTACAAAAAATAGGCGACGACTGGAATTTGAATCTACAGACAGATAATTTTAAACAAGAATTTCCACATCTATGGCAACAGTTTTACGATCAGTTACCGTGCGATGATTTGCTTGTTGTTAACTTGTGGTCAAGTATACAACCATTCACTGAGCACAGAGACAGTTCCGAGATGTGTGATGCTCCTAGCTCATTCAGAATAAAGTTGTATGATGAGAATCCCGATGAAACGTTATTCGTGTTTGATAATCCAGTAACTCCATATCAATGCGAAGAGCCAACATTCTTCCCAAGAATACCAACTACTAATTCATATGTGTGGAATAATTTAAGAGTAAAACATGGAAGTGTATATGTTCCAGGATATAAAAAAGTGTTAGCAGTTATAGTGGGAATGGTTAACCCCGATCGATACGAGAAATTAATGGAACAAAGTATAGAAACTTATAGTGAACATTGTGTACAAAGTACTTACAATATAGAAAACTATGTGGATGTATGAGCAACATTAAGATCGAACGTAGCCCTAATTTAATAAAATTCAGGGAAGAAGAAAAAGAAAATCCTGCCGAACTAATAAAATTTCTTTCTACAGTCAGGCACGAACAATTAACTACGTTTTGTTCACACAACACAGATCAGATGAAAGCATTAGAACACAAGTTTGGCAAGTATCTGTTCGTCCCTTTGGCATTACCCGTGTTTGAATTACCAGAAAAAGAGCATTTCTTTCATTGGTGGAACACTCACGCAATACGTCCGCAAAAAACAGTCAGTGAACACTTATCTCCAGAAACTGGTTATTCGTCAGCAGAGTCCGTAGATCTTATAGAAAAAGTTAAACATTACTGGACTCCCAACATGCAAACAGATAGTTTTATCAAAGAGTTTCCAAGGTTATGGCAACAGTTTAATGACCTACTGCCTATTGATAATATTCTAACTTTACACCTATGGTCAAGTTACAAACCGTTTACTGAGCACAGAGATCCCGGCGAAGTAATTGATATGCCTATTAGTTTTAGAATAAAACTTTACGATGAGAATCCACAGGAAACTCTTTACTTTTTTGATAATCCAACACAGCCACATGTGTACGGTGAAGACACAATGGTGCCCACTGTACCTAACACCAACTCATGGGTGTGGAATAATCTTCGAATAAAACACGGTAGTGTGTATAATTCTGAATACAAGAAAATTCTTGTTATTGCTACTGGTGTTATCAATGCTGAAAGATACGAAGAACTTATGGATACCAGTATAAGCACTTATAAGGATCATTGTGTTCTTAGCAAATATTCGTTGGAGAATTATGTTAATGTTTAATTGGTTTAAAAAACGAGAAAATGTTTATCACAGATATTTAGATGTACCTATGCAACCTGGCATTGATTTATTTTCTAGAACTGACTACGACCCCATGTACTATCGGCATATAAAAGTTGAAGGCGAAGGAATTAATCCAGAATTAGTTAGCTGGTTTGAAAAATTTAACATTCAGTTTTATTGGTTTGAAGCATTCTACACTCCGCCATACGGTGGTAAGATACCTATACATACTGACACTTCGGCAGTTTGTGATGTAGTTAAAGTTAACTGGACATACGGAGCTCCTAACAGCAAACTTATTTGGTGGGAGCCAAGACATGAAAAACACATAGATACATTTCAAACTGAGTTTGGCGCACAATATCTAACAGCAGAAGAAAAGCATTGTAGGCACTTGTACGAGGTTGAAATCAATAAACCTAGTTTGGTTAATATTGGGCAGTTTCATAGTACATGGAACCCTTCAATAGAAGGCCGATGGACTCTAAGTTTACCGCTGATAGATAAAACAA